GGCCAAGGTCAAATAAATTTTCCAAGGAAGAATAAGAAGGTTGTATATGAAACAATCTCTATACCAATACCCGCATACCTAGATATCGTGTATACAATAAGCCTGAGAACAGAATATCAGCAGCAAATGAACGAGATGTTGGCGCCACTCCTGACTAAGACTGGCGGGATCAATTACTTCTTCATCAGCAGGGACGGCCATAGGTACGAAGCCTTCATCAATGAAGAGTACTCTCATGAAAACAATATTTCTGGTATGGATGAAGAGGAGAGACAGTACGAAACCAAAGTCACAGTTAACGTGCTTGGATACATAATCGGTGGTGATAAGAACGAAGATCAGCCAAAGATTATCAAGAGGCAAAATGCCGTAGAGGTTAAGCTTGGGAGAGAGTCCGTTGTACTCGGAGACATTCCAGAACACATAGATAAACGAGGGTTCTACAAGGATTAATTTTTTGTCCTTTCAAAGTTCCAGGCACTATTTATAATTGATCAAAGATGTCCACTCGACACGTAAGGGAGAGTATATTATATGCCAGCCAAAAAATTTAGATTTGTTTCTCCTGGGGTTTTACTCAGCGAAATTGATAAGTCGCAAACACCTAGACCGCCCGCAGCAATAGGTCCGGTCATCATCGGTAGATTCCGCCGCGGCCCTTCTTTGCGCCCGGTAAAAGTGTCGGACAATGTTGAGTTTGAAACTATCTTTGGCGCCCCCGTCGCCGGCCCAGAGGTTTCTGTTGATCCGTGGCGAGACGGAGAAGTTAACGCTCCGACCTATGCTGCATATGCAGCCAGCGCTTGGTTGAAGAACGGCGATGCCCCTGCTACGATTGTAAAACTAGCAGGTGCGGCACATTCTGATAAAGACGCTAACGGAGATGCTGGGTGGACTACTTCGAATGTAGCAACTGCAATACCTTCCACTAATGGTGGAGCATATGCCCTATGTCTTTGGGCATCGGGTAACCAGGGGTACGGCACCGGCACTGTTGGTGCAATTTTTTATGCCAACGCTGGCTCGGTACTATTATCGGGCGTGATTGATACTCCGGGGTTTTACGGCACCACAGCTAGCCTTGAACAACATGCAACGGCCAGTACAAGTGCGTTAATTCGTTCTTCCGACAATGTTGACGCCGGCGGAACATGGTCCATCGTGGTCACAGATGATAGCAGCAATATAACGGCTGGACCAATCCAATGCACTTTCCAACCTGGGAACTCAAACTTCATTAGGAATGCCTTCTCGACTAGTCCCAGCCGGGTGAACACGACGATCACAACTACTGCTACAGACTACTGGCTTGGAGAAACGTATGAATACCAGGCAAAAGCGCTCAGCGGTAGTTCTATAGTCGGGGCGATATTGGCCGTTAACAACGGCACTCTTACTCATGAAAATAATAAAAAAGCCATGGCCCCGTCTAAAACCGGCTGGTTTGTGTCTCAAGACACTGGCGACAACACGAAGTTTAATGTCGAAAGCATGCAGAAATTATTTAGAATCGAGAGTTTATCTTATGGAAGTTGGGAGCAAAATAACCTTTCGATCTCCATTGAGGATATAAACTACTCCACTGATACGGATGTTGACGCTTTTGGATCGTTTACGGTTGCAATACGACTAATTGACGGAGATGATGACAGGGAACCACAGGCTGTTGAAAGATTCCTCAACTGCAATTTGAACCCCAACTCTCCAGACTATATAGCCAAAAAGATTGGTGATAAAGAAGCAACATGGAGCGACACAGACCGGACTCTTCGTGAGTTGGGAGATTACGACAATATCTCTCAATTTGTGAGAGTCGAGGTGCATGAAGATGTTACCACTGGCCGTATCAGCGCCGAGCTTCTCCCGTTTGGTTTCTTGGGAATTCCGAGATACAAGAAAGCGACGCTCCAGACCAACACTGTTGGCAGCACATCAACGTTCCTGGAGGGCGGTACCGAAAACGTGGCCAACGCGGTTAATCCCCTCCGAGGCGCAGCGGATGGTGCTTTGCCCACTGTCCGAGCGTACTTATTCGTCACCGGCGCTACCAACGGCGCCGAGAACGAGGTCGGCGGCCCGGCGGCCCCGGGCGACACCGCCGCGGCAGCAGCCATGACCGCCTCAATGGTACTGCACTGGCCTAGCCTGGAGGACTTTAACCTCCGTGGCAACGCTAGCGCCGTGGGAGACTCAGGCTTCATGAGACTCTCAGCATCGAAGGGCACAACCAAAAACACCGATGCTTATTTTGGTATTAACACTAACGCTAGCCGCGGCGACAGCAGGTCTCACCGCAAGGCATACAGAGATTTTGTTAGGGCTAAGCCAGTTGGCGTCGATTCACATGATGTAGATTCTAGTACCGAATTATCTTTCACCTTTTCGTTGGATGATGTTCTTGTATCTACATCCGATACAACGTGGGCATCTGGCTCAAGAAGGGCTGGTACTTCCACCACCGCGGTTTCCTCAAGTTGGAAACAGATATTGGATGACGGATATGACAAATTCACCGCGCCACTATATGGAGGCACGGACGGTGTAGACATTAAGGAGAGGGATCCATTTAACAATGCTTCCATAGGCGCTAGCCAACTCTCTAGTTATGAATATAACTCGATTAAGCGAGCGATCGATACTGTTGCAGATCCCGAGGCTGTTGAAATGAACGCATTGGTTATGCCAGGTATCGACACTACTGGCCTCACAGATCATATGATCGACGTGTGCGAGGCTCGCGGTGATGCATTGGCAATCATCGATTTGGTCGGTGGTTATACTCCAAGAGCGGAGTCTAAGACTGCTGCCGCTTCGAGAGTTGGTTCCGTTAAGGAAGTTATCGACGGATCCAGTGGCGTAAGAGCCAGAAAGATTAACTCAAGTTATGCAGCCGCTTACTACCCATGGGTGCAAATCCAGGACGGCGGAAGCCGCCTGATGGTTCCACCATCTGTTGTGGCCTTGGGGACTCTGGCGAGTTCCGATAAGGCAACGGATGTCTGGTTCGCTCCCGCAGGCTTTGTCCGCGGCGGGCTCACGGGACGCGGAGGCGCATCTGGCCTAAACGTTGTTAGTGTTGAGGAGAAACTAACTGCCAAGCAGAGAGATAAACTCTACGCGAACAACGTTAACCCAATCGCATCGTTCCCCGCCGAGGGCATTGTAATCTTCGGACAAAAGACGATGCAATTGAAGGCATCCGCCCTCGACAGAATAAATGTCAGAAGACTTCTGATTTATGTTAAGAAAGAGGTGTCTAGAATCGCAGCAACCACGTTGTTCGAGAATAGCATCGCTGCAACCTGGAATGACTTCTCAGGCAAGGTCGATAGACTCCTAAGTGGTATCCAGGCCGGCGGTGGCTTGTCGGACTACCGGGTTGTGTTGGATGAGACTACCACTACACCAGACTTGGTCGATAGAAACATCCTTTACGCTAAGGTATTCTTGAAGCCTGCTCGTTCTATCGAGTTCATTGCTGTTGACTTCGTTATCACCAGATCCGGAGCCTCATTCGATGATTAAACGGGGTACAAAAGTGATACTTAATCTATTTACCGTGAAAGGGAGAAACTAAATTATGGCATTTTGGTCAGACGCGGCTTTAGAGCCAAAGAGAGCATATAGATGGCAACTACAGTGGGGACCCGAGGCCTCATGGATCGTTAAAAAGGTTAGCCAGCCTAGTTTCGAGATCTCTGAGCACGAGCACAAGTATCTAAACCACTCGTTCTGGTACCCCGGAAGAGTCCAGTGGAAAGAGGTAACATTCGAGCTAGTGGATCCGCTGACTCCGGATGCAACAAACAAGATGATGCAGAAGCTCACGGCAGCCGGCTACGTTTTGCCGACCACCGCGGATATCACGAATACTGTCTCTAAGGCAGCAGCCACCACGGCCCTCGGCCAGATGACGTTGACACTTTTGGGCGTCGGCGCCGCCACCGGAGGCTCCGCCCTCGGTGTTGCCAACGTCGGCACGCCGGTCGGCCACTGGTTGCTGAACAACCCCTGGATTCGATCGGTGGACTTCAGCGAGCTCGATTATGAATCAGACGAACTAGTCGGCATTACTGTAACCGTACGTTACGACTGGGCCGAGTATACAGCCACCGGAGACGGCGCGCCCATCTCGTAAATAAGTTAACAACTAATTTGAAACGCTGTATAATTACTATACAAACCAGAGGTTATAATGAGCGTTCGCAACAATGAGGATCGGATTGCTGCTATGCATTCGGATTCCGCACCTATTCAAAACTTAACACCACCAACCCCACAACAGGAGCCAAGTGCACTTTCATTTGTAACTCCAACGGAGTTCGTGGAACTCCCTTCAAAGGGAAGATATTATTTAGAGGGCCACCCTCTTCATAACGAAGAAACAATCGAAATTCGTTATATGACTGCCAAAGAGGAAGACATACTAACTTCTCGTACACTACTCAAGAAGGGCATCGCCATTGATCGACTATTGCAAAGTGTAATTGTCAACAAGAAAATTAGAGCAGACGATCTCCTGATTGGGGACAAAAATGCTGTTATCATCGCTACCCGAAGAACGGGGTATGGCGCAGAATACGAGACTAAGGTAATCTGCCCAGCCTGTACCGAATACGTGACCCACTCTTTTGACTTGAACGAAGGGCATGTAAACTACGGCGGCGATGTCGAAGGCGTCACCGAAACGGAAGAGGGTACGTTCATAATCCCTCTAGAGAAATTGAAGGTTAATGTAGAGGTTAAGCTTCTCACAGGAAAAGACGAGAAGGCATTGGCCATGATTGCCAACAAGAAGAAGAAGCATAAGATGGAAGAAGCCAACTTGACAGACCAATTCAAACAATTTATTGTTTCCGTCAACGAACACAAGGACGCTTCACTAATCAGTTCGCTAATCCAGAACATGCCGGCCATTGATTCCCGAGCCCTAAGAAATACTTATAGGGATTTGGTACCCAACATCGATCTAGCACAAGACTTTGAGTGCTCTGATTGTGGTCTAGAGCAGACACTGGAGGTTCCGTTTAACGCGGACTTTTTTTGGGTTAAGTGACGACTACATTCAAAACGTCTACGAACAATTCTTTCTAATGAAATATCACGGTGGGTGGAGCTTTATCGAAGCCTATAACTTGCCAGTGCTTCTTCGAAAGTGGTTCCTCCAAAGGTTGGTCAAGCAATTTGAGGATGAACAGAAAGAGCATGAAAAAGCCAAAAACAAAAGACGTTAGACCCCTCCTTTTTACTTTATTTCTTATAGAATACTAATTATTTATGCACAGATCTATTGGAGACCCTCGGTATGGACATACAAGAAGAGACGATTGTTCCGATTGTAATTGATTTAGGAGTTGCTAGAAGAGGCCAACTTGATGAAAGTTGGCTCAGGATGTTCGGAGGCTGGGTAAAGATTCTAATGAAATCTATGTTCGGCGATGCAGATATCCCCGTTAAGATAAAGGGAACACCGTCAGAAGTCAGATCCTTCACCAACGCTGTCCACGGTGAGAAGAATTATCTCCAATCACTTAAAAAGCACGGCTTAAACGATAAGAGAACTTATGCTAACAAGTATAGGTTGGACAAAGCGGTGCAAAAGTTTGAAAAAGCAACTGGTCTGAAGTGGCCTTTCAAATAGGGATCCTACTCTAAATGGCTGATAAAAGCTTAGAAGAACTCAAGGAATATCTTGAACTACAGGGAAAGTCTCTGCAGACTCGCGCCCAAGAGAAGGTTCAGATAGCCGAACAGATAGCGATGGAGAGGAAGCTTAATGACGAGGCTTCCAAGGGCAAGGACTGGGCCGCGGGCAAATTGAAATCCTTGCACCTTTTAGGAGAACAGCGCTTGGCGGAACTGGAGGCCGCAGAGAATCTTCATGAACTAGAGTTAAAAAGTATAAAAGCCGCCGCCGACCAAAGCGGTCATCTAGATGCATCTCTAAAGAAAAGATATGAAGAATTACAGGTAGAGAAGAAAAAGTTACAGATACAGAAGAAGGCCTTGCAAAACGCCACCCAGGTTGGTTCTGAATTTTCCTCTCTGATTACCAACTTGACAGGCATTGGTGCCCCAACGGGATTCATGGGTTCCATTATGGGCGCAACAGACACGATGGACGGTTTGAAAGTTGCCACCGGCCAGATGGTCTCCGGGTTCACGAACGCAATCAACCCCACCACCTTGTTTGCCTCAACTTTGGCGAAGGTGGCGCAATCGACCATGGCGCTAGCAGTGAAGCAGGATGACGCTCTAGCGAACGTCAGTAAAATGACTAGCACTAGTACTGAATTCAATGCCACGTTAATGGAAGTCGAGAAGAGCAATCGAGAGTTTGGTATATCAACCGAAAATGCCGGCTCGGCTCTGCTCTCGTTGCGCTCTGGTATGACTAGTTTTTCTCTAGTTAACGAGGACACCCAAAAAAGTTTGGTCGAATCGGCTGCGCGCTTCGAGAAACTTGGAGTGGCCGCCGAAGATTCTACTAAAGTATTTGACACAGCGACCGATGTCCTGGGTTTCTCTCACGGGAGGGCGTTAGATCTTGAAAAGGAGTTGGCAACAGCTGCTGCGCAACTAAAGATGCATATGGGCGAGGTCGTCGCCGGATTCAATCAGGCAATGCCAATCCTCGCCCGCTATGGTTCCGAGGCGCCCAAAATCTTCTTGAAGGTGCAATCCGCCGCTCGCTCGCTGGGTATTGAAACTCAAAGGCTTCTGGACATCGTTGGTCAATTTGATACGTTTGAGGGCGCAGCGCAGGCCGCCGGCAAGTTAAACGCTATTTTGGGAGGGAATCTCTTAAATAGTACTGAACTACTGTTGGCGACAGAAGACGAGAGAGTCCGTATGATCAAGGATTCAATCGACGCCTCGGGCCGGCAGTGGAAATCAATGAACCGGTTCGAAAGGATGGCAATTGCCAATACTCTTGGTATAACAGATATGAACGAGGCCACCAAACTCATGACCAAGAGCGTGGATAGGTTCGGAGATGCGTCTGGCGCCTCGGCCATCAAGACGGAAGAAATGGAAAAGAGAATCAATGCTGCCCGTGGCGTCACCGAAAAGTTGGCAGACACTTGGAGGCTGCTCGCAATAGGCATGAGGCCGACCGTTGATGTGATTCACAGCATTGTTAAAAAGATGTATGAGTGGGATGGCGGTTCGGGGAAACTGATGACCGGTCTCCTCATACTCACCGGCGTCATGTACGCGGTCTCCAAGGCCATGAAAATCAAAGCCGCTATGGACGCCAAAGCCGCGGCGGGCAGCAATGCTTTCGCAGACATACTGAAGAACTTAACAGGCTCAGAGGCGGTTCAGAGTGCTACCACGGCCACTTCTACTGCCCTGACCGAAGCACAGACGGTTGCCCGACAGCAGCAGATTCCGGTCAACCGGACCCTGGCCGACACAAACAGGGATCTTGCTCGCTCACAACAACAGGCCACACCCTCACCAGACAAAGTCAAAATAATATTGGCCTACGGCGCCGCCATCCTCATGATTGGTGTCGGGGTCGGCATCGCAGCCGCCGGTATTGGATACCTGGCTAGTCAGATGAAAGGTATGGGTGCCGAATCTCTCGCCCTGGTTCTTATCGTGGGCACTTTGGCCGGCGCTTTCTATGTCATGATTCCTGCCCTTGCTGCAGCCGCCGCCACCGCAGGCGTTGCGGCGCCACCCCTCCTCGCACTTGGCGGCGCAATCGCGTTGATTGGGTTAGGTATCGGCATCGCCGCTGTTGGAATCGGGTTTATGGCTGGGCAAATGAAGGGCATGGGGGTTGAGTCTATCGCCCTGGTTGTTATAGTGGGTATCCTCGCGATCGCTATGGTGAAAATGGCTGCTCTAGGTAGCCTAGCAGGGGCGGGACTTACTGTTTTTGCAGTCGGCGTTGGCGCTCTAGGAGCAGCCTTGCTTCTCTTGAGCACTGACAAATTAGAACATATGGCGAGCCTGATGGGCTCTATCCAGAAGATGACATTGTCAGCCGGCGAGGGTACGCGCCATGCGGGCGAAGGAATGAAAATGATCGCAGAATCTGCAGATAATTTCGATGCAGAGAACGTAAAAAGAATAACCGAAGTATTTAACACAGTGACTGAACGAAGAGTAGAGAATACCGCAGGGCCTGCAGCACCCACCGCCCCCGTCCGTCCGATCGAGATTCACACCACTGTGGAGATGGATAAGGACACGTTTGGTGAGGCAGTGCTTCAGGTCGTGAAGAACAGTCCAGAACTTAAAAAGGCGTTTGCTGGAGGAGGATGATATAAATGGCGTTCAATGATGGCTCCCTATATTTGGAGGGTAAGAAATTAGTAATAAGCTTCCAGCATATTGCTTCAACTTCTTTTGTTTCTTTTAAAGCATTTGTTACAACTTTTGAAGATCGGTTTGAATCAAACTGGAGTTCGGAAGATGTTTATGGTAGGATGGATCCCATTGAAACATTCCAGGGCACAAAAAGAACGATCAACTTGTCATGGGAAGTTCCGTCTGCAAATTTAAAGGAGGCCCAAGATAACTTGGCGAAGGCAGACCTCCTCATGAACATGCTATATCCGGCTTACGAAAGCGTCCATGGCGGCGCAGGGACGATCGCAGCTTCCCCGTTGTTGCGACTTAAGTTTGCAAATCTAATCTCACAACCGGGCGCCGAGCCCAACAGCGGTGTTGCAGCGACAGGGTTAGTGGGAAGAGTGGGTGGATTTACGTATGTCCCAACCTTTGATCACGGGACATTTTACGAGGGTGGTAGTCTTTACCCACAAACCATTACTTTGAACTGCGACTTCACAGTCTTTCACACGCACCGGCTTGGTTGGAGGATCGCCGAGGCAGGCCTCCAACGGCAAGAGGGATTCCCTCATGGCGCGGGTAAAACCAAGGGCGGCGGCGACACGGCCACCCTCCAAGATCTCCCAGCAACGATACCTGCGGTGAACGAATCAAGGGTTGGAGCGATGACCGGAGGTGGCCCCGCCCCCGGGTAAGGACAAATAACTTATGCCATCAAGATATGAAAATAGAATAACGGCAGTTAACAACGACGACAAATACGACTCTTTCTTTAAAGAACGGAACGTCAAGTTCATCGAACAATTCCGGACTGCAAAATTGAATCACCCCACAGCGAGGCAAATAGGAAACTTAACTCTAGTTGCACACATGTGGGGAGTTGGGGATCGGTACTGGAAGTTGGCGTTTAAACATTACGGCAGTGAGGATCTATGGTGGGTCATCGCGTGGTTCAATCAGAGGCCAACAGAGGCTCACGTTCGGGCCGGCGATGTCATACAGATACCACTACCGCTAGATAAAGTTCTTGGGTATCTGGATCCGTAACGATGGCTCCCCCTTCCGAGTCCGAAGAGCAGAAGCGAGAACGCATCATTACGGAGGCGCGCCGTCGCGCACGCGCAGACTCCCAAGGCGGCACCAGAGCCAGACGCCTGGAGGAATACATAGAGATAATTGAAAGAGAGGAGCGCATTGCTGGGCACCAACAGCAATTGCAGGCTCAAGACCCCGTCGCCACCCGCCGACTCGCTGCAGCCACAGCCCAATCACAACAACGCGCCCTAGGGGCCAACACCGCCGCACCAACAAATACACCGCCAGAGCACATAAGCGACACACTAGAGTTTCGCGAACAATGTTTCCTTTCAGATCACCTACCTGAATACGCCGCCTACGCCGCCGCTCAAAAAGACAAGCACAAACTCATAACGCGCCTCGGCACAGACGATCCGTCCACTGTATTAAGTAAGTTTAACTCACGGCAGCATGCATCCTACTTTATAAGAAGTATTAGACCTTATGAGATCGCCGCCCTTGTCCCAAAGATTCGTTTATTCAAAGTATTCTATGACGAACTCGATCAAGAAAAAAAGATTACAGAACTTATATTTAATGACTCGACAAGTAAAGAATCTCTAGAAAAGATGACGACTAGCAAGTACGGTAGGGGCGATGGAGTAGGGATCAAGGCGTTTAAAGTTAAAACGCAGGGTAGAAATCCTGCCGAAGGAGCGCTGGTTGCATGCACGCTAACATTGACTTTCCAGGACATAGGGATGCTTGTGGACGAGGATGCACCCGATCACATAAACTACCTACACCTGATCACTAGAAGGACAAAATATACATATGAGAGATATCGCGATGGCCGCGTTATCCCGGGAACCCCCCGGACTCTGAACAAGAAGTACTTCAAATTGATGGCAGTCGTCGGTTGGGCCACTCCACCTGCTGCCATGGATTTGGGCCCCAACACTACAATGTTGAAAAAATCTTTAGAAAGATGCAGCCAAACGATTTTTCTAGACATGACAGATCACTCGATAGATTTCAGGCAAGACGGGACTATCGAGCTGACTATTGAATATCAAGGTGCCCTTCAAAGCATTATGAACAATCCTCTTTTGGACGTGCTTTATTTGAAGGAAGATCGAGAAAACGAAAGAAGTCTAGAGGTGATGGCAGCCCAACTCTCCACGAATACACACAACCTCAGTGAGCAGGAGCACGGCCTGGAAAGAATTGTGGCTGCCGAGGACGCCCCCCCAACAGCCCCAGCAACGCCCGGCGGACGCACGACCAGGCTCAGCAGAGCCGCAACAGAGCGGGGGATAGAGCAGTTAAGAGCAGAGTCTAAGGCTCTGACCAAACAAATGGCCACCGTAAAAGCGAAAGCCCGGGCCAAAAAATACTCCAGGATCCTGACAGCCCTTTTCACCAAGAAAAAGATATACCACTACGATTTATCCACCGCCGAAGTAACAACCATGTTGTATAGTGCAGAAGCGAGGGGAAGAGACAACAGCCCCCCCCTTGTGAGTACACAGCCCGGCCCTTCTCCCACCGGCGGCGTACGGACACCAGGCGCTGACGAGCTAAGGACGGCGGATTTGAATAGGGGCGCCGACGGCGCTACCTCTGGACCTAGATGGAATTTGGTTGAAGGCCAGGACGTCCCCAAGGCCGACCCAAGCAAACATCGCATAAACTTTTTTTATTTTGGAGATCTCATAGAGGAAATCTCCAGTATATTCCAAGAATTAAGAAACAGTCAGGTGATGATCCCGGAAATTCAAATGATTCTCGGCTCTTTCACTTACTATGACCAAAAGGGACACCGCGTGGTGGTTAACTTGGCTGACGTTCCGATATCTACTAAGTTGTTTGAAATATGGTTTAACAGGAATGTGGTAAGACCACTCAAAGATCGATATCCGATGAGAGCCTTTATAAGAGATATTGTGATTGAATTAATCTTGCCCGCCCTAGGTGAATTATGTTTTGCAGGCGTTGGCAAGAAGACAAACCTTGTAGGCCTTCAGTCGCTCTTGGTGCCTAAGAAGTCTGGCGGCCACGCAGTTCGAATCAAGAAGGGCGACGTCGAACTGGGGGTAGATTTAAAAGCGGATGTGTTTTCAAGCTTTATTCCGACACAAGCGCCGCCCCGCCGGCTGTTCAGCGGATATCAACACTGTCTACTGATATACGGTGCAGCGGAATCTCCGGATGATTTAAACCCTTCTAATGAGGAAGCCGATTTCCAGAACGGGGTGTACCATTTTGTCTTGGGCGCTGACGCTGGCATCCTTAAATCTGTTAACTTTTCGAAAACCGATGTGCAGGGCCTCACAGAGGCCAGGTTTACATCTGCCGAAACCGACAGGGGTCAACTGAGGCATAAATATGATACGACGCTTGATTTGGTTGGGAACCCGTTTTTCACACCAGGCCAAAAGATTTATATAAACCCAACTTTGACAGGCCTAGGAGCCGCCGGCAGCAGGGGCGAAATGGCGAAGGAGTTAGGTTTGGGAGGATATTACGACGTGATCGAGGTCACCTCCACCTACAGTTCTAGGGGGTATAAAACAGAACTTAAATGCACCTGGACATCCTTCGGCAAAGTCACCGGCCGCGGCGACCGAAAGAAGAAGCCCCGCGCAAGGCCGGCACGTTGAGGAGACACTGAATGCCCCTACCAGACTTCACCGCTACAAACAAGCAGACTGCTCTTGACACATATATTTTTAGAAGATTTTATAAGGAAAATGCATATCCAGAGTTTGGACCAAGGTTTATAGATTACTGGTATGATAAGAGTTTTTATGGTAGAATAGATCGTGAAGAAAGGGTTGTCGTGCCTAGAACGGATTCTTTAAAACAAATTCGTACTAATTCAGGAACGTACTTGGGTGTAAACTTTGTTGTCGATGCCTTCGAAGAATTGAAAAGTAAATTTGAACATGGCGCCTTGAGGAGTGCAATTTCACGAGGCGGTGTGTATTCAGCACTCAATCCCACCGCAGCCTGGTCGAATGCGACTAATTTATATTTTTCCTATTTGGATGCGATAAACGATCTCTTTTTAAATTCTTTAAATGAAGATCGCACCCACCAAAGTGTCAGGACATTTGAGGACTTCTCGAAAAGATACATCCAATTTTTTAATAAAATACTGCCGGCATTGCCAATAACTAAATCTGGGTTTGTAATCTCCAAGTTCTGCTCCCCTATGGTCAGCGGACTTACGATTGAGCTAGGGGGAGAAGACCACGCAACAGATTTGAGGAAACAAAAGTCATATATTGAAGATGTAAACTTTGAAGTATTTCGCAATACAGCCGCTAAGTTTGGATTTGTAGTTGACAAAAACGCTCCATGGCGCCTGACCGCAGAGTTAGCCTCCCCAAGAATGCAATTTTATTCAAAGAATTATAACACGACATATGCGCCTGGCTCGGCTTCTGATATATTCGAGACTCTCTATACTAAAACTTACGAAGAGGACATTGATTTATTAAAATCTTTCTTGTTCTCCTCTTATGAAGAGTACGTCGACTCCGCCCCGGTTGTTGAAGAATTGAAAGAATCAAAATGTGGTAAGAACCCGTTTATTCACAGATCCCCCAGAAAGACTATAACTGAGTCGGAGTACGAAGGGTTGTATGGAGAGCAATATTGGTTAAAGCTTTACTTCAGAATAAGACTGAGGGAGACTGGTGTAGTCCTCCACCCGGCAAAACTAAAAGTGCACTTGAATCAAATCTCAGGATTACACAAAGCCCTAGGTCATGGGAAGATCCTGCACTCACTTAATGAAAGAATCCTGGATTTAAATCCTGAGAGATGGTGGATAAAAGGGATTACAAGTCAAGAAGAGTATGATATACTGCATGCAGTATCGTCGACAAGCGATGTTACTTTAATGAATATTTGATGATCTTCCAAGCACTTGACGACAAGGGACAATGCATCGGAGTCTTTGCTGACGGTGAGTTGTCCTACAACTCCATACCTGACGGTTTATCACGCACATGGGATTACTCTGCCTTTTTAAAAGGCATAGAGATTGAGTACGCTAAGTTATATTGCGGAGGAAAAGAGCTGGGTGAGGCCTGTCCGGAACATCTTTCTGACGAATGGGAGGAGAGGTCGGCAAAACTAAAGGCATTTCTTACTTCTTTTCGAGAATCAAAGGTCTCTTTGCAGGAAAACTGCTTCTTTGACCTTGTCCCGCAGCGCTTTTTGGTTGATTTCTGCGGGATCAAGAACAAAATTACAGAATATGTGTTGGAAAATTATGAAAAACCAAAAAATTATGATTTTTTAAGGCAAGTGAGCGGTATCTTATCCGAAATTAAACAAAATGAGCTAAATATTGACCTAAATGCCTTGAAAAGCAGGAATCACGAGTTTAAAGTTCGCCAATTCATCAAAAAAGTGCAAAAATCCAATAATTTCATAGATTTAGACCTTTTTGGGACGAAAACGGGAAGATTGAGCTCTAAAAAGAGAAGTTTTCCCATATTAACGATGGACAGAGAGTACAGATCCATATTGAAGCCAAAAAACGATTGCTTTGTCGAATTGGACTTCAATGCAGCGGAACTTCGGACATTGCTGGCCCTTTCGGGCCTTGAACAGCCGCAGGAAGACCTACATGAGTGGAATATCAAGAATGTTTTCCGAGGTATGGGGACAAGGGATGAGGCGAAGAAGAGAGTGTTCGCATGGCTCTATAACCCAGAGGCGAAAGATTATCTTCTTGAACAAACTTACGATCGTGAGTCAGTGGTAAGAAAATATTTCACTGGCGAGCAGGTCACAACTTTTTTTGATAGGACCATCCCTTGTGATGGGCGACATGCTTTAAATTATACTATACAAAGCACAACAAGTGATCTATTGTTGAGACAAGCGATCAAGCTTGACAGTATGTTGGAGGGCAAGACATCTTTCGTTGCTTTTCCAATGCACGACAGCCTTGTGATAGACTTATCCCTTGGAGATAAGGAGATGATTTCTGAAATGGTTAAGGTTTTTCGGGACACGGACCTGGGCATATACGGGGCGAATATATCGATCGGAAGAAACTTTGGAGAAATGAAAAAACATGATATATGACAAGTTGGTTAGAGACAGGATCCCTGAGATTCTGGATAGTCTTGGGAAGAAGTACACCCATCACATCGCCAACAGTGATGAATACGGGCAGAAGTTGTGGAAGAAGCTGGATGAGGAAGTACAGGAGTTCCACGAGAAGCCGTGCCTCGAAGAGATGGCGGATATCATGGAAGTTCTTGCCGCAATAACAGATTTCTATGGTCTGGATTTATATGAAGTCGAGACTGCACGCCAAGCTAAGGAAACTGCTAAAGGCGCCTTTGCAGAACAAATAATACTGGGAGAGGTCTCGGATAAGTGAATATCATCGGTCTTGGTTCTGCGGGCTGCGCCTTGGCTACAAAGTTCGAGGTTTATCCTCAGTACAATATTTATAAAATTGATAGCGCCTTACCGTTCTTAGATGACGAAAACTACTTCAGATTAGAGGAACAGGATACCTTTGAGGAATACGAAAAAAACACTCAGGATCTGACAGAATTTCTTAGCACTGTCTCTGGTGAAGCGGTGTTCATAGTCGGCGGCGGCGGGAACACCCCCGGTGCGTCTCTTTGGATATTGGAACACATCAAAGATTGTAAGTTACACGTCATATATATCAAGCCAGACACCGAGTTGTTTGGGAAATATTCACTGAGGAAGGAGCGCGCTCTTCGAGGTATATTACAAGAATATGCTCGATCTGGTCTTTTTGAAAATATATGTTTGATTGACAACACTTGCGCCGAAGATGTTATAGGAAACGTGCCCGTGATAGGGTACTACGAAAAGCTTAACGGACTAATAGCCAACACCAAACATATGGTGAATGTGTTCCAGAACACCCCACCACTAGTGGGAGCCCGCCTGACGCCCCTGCCGGCATGTAGAATCTACACGATCGGGATCGTTAACGTAAGCACTGGAGAAGAAAAGTTACTTTATCCTCTTGACTTAGTCCGCGAAAAGATGTATCATTATGCTATAAATAGGAAAAGGCTTGAGGTTGACGGAATGTTGGCGAAAGAGATAAAGAAACAGGTCAAGAATAAGCGAAAGCCGGAAGTGAAAGTTTCTTATGGCATTTATTCAACTGAGTATAAGGAGGACTACGCATATTGCCTGGTGTACACCTCTAAAGTTCAGTTAGAAGAAAAAACTACTTGACAAAGGGCACCACGCGTGTTATATTGTATATAGAAATTCGGGAGATTTACCGAGTTTACTTTAGCTAAGAAAAGGAGAACAGCAAAGTATGGGCATTGACATGACAAAGATTAGGGCGAAGTACACCGCCCTGAAGAGCCGCGGCAACGGGAACTCTTCACAATTTTGGCGTCCGGACGACGGGTCCGAGACTACAATTCGCATTGTTCCGACATCGGACGGCGACCCCTTCAAGGAATTCTTTTTCCACTACAACGTGGGTAAGACATCCGGGTTTCTATGCCCGAAGCGTAACTTCGGAGATACTTGCAAGGTGTGCGAGTTTGTCTCACAGTTGTTCGATGACGGAGCCGAGGATAGCATTAAGATGGCTAAGTCTCTGACTGCGCGTCAGCGATTCTTCTCGCCTGTTCTGGTCCGCGACGAAGAGGACCAAGGGGTGCGTATCTGGGGTTACGGAAAGACTGCCTATGAGACTCTGTTGAGCTTGGTCTTGAACCCTGACTATGGAGACATCACTGATGTTGACAACGGTACGGACTTGACCATCAATTACGGACGTCCCCCGGGCGCTGCGTTTCCTCACACGAAGATTCAGCCCCGTCGTCATAACTCCGCCTTGAGCAGTACTCCGGAGAAGACGACTGACTTTCTGGAGAACATCCCGGATGTGACCACCCTCTTCGAGAGAAAGTCGGTGGAAGAGGTTGGCACCATTTTGGATGAGTTCTTGTCTTCGGACGAAGATGCTGAGACCTCCTCTAAGGAGACGACGCAGTACAGCAGCGGCCCCCAGGCCTCCGGCGCCAAGACGACGTCGGTTGACGCCGCTTTCAATGAGCTGTTGAACAACTAGTTGTTTCGCCGCCGGTGAGGTGGGTCCGCCGGCGATGACCCGCAGGGAGGCATGGGGTTACAGATGTCTCAACTCATTGCACAAGGAGAAAAAGTGAGTTTACAAAGCAAGTTACGAGAAGCGGATTTGGCCGCAGATGACAAAATCACATTGACTTATTCTGCCGGCGCAGACGTGGTTCACGCATACGATGATTACATGGACAGTGTGTTAGAACAAACTGGGTTCGCTGACATTGTCGCTACCGTCATCACAACTTCGGAGTTTCCCAACGAGGCCATCTCAGAGATGCGGCAAGGTGATTTTCTGGAAGACTACGAACGAGACTTTTCTGGATTCGAATCGTTTGTCTCGAAGGTTCTTAGTGAGAACATGTATGAATTCGGGTTTGTCGATCATACGGTAGAACAGTACGATTACAAGAGAGGGTTCTTGACGCTAGAGGCTAACGTCGAGACCACCGTTGGGAGTGTGATGGAAAGTCCGGAATATTTGTTTGCTGGATGGAGCACTACAGTACCAACCAAGATCGGACAACTTAAGATTGATGGTTAGCAATAATGACTAAGGCAGGAAAAGTGAATATCGCGGACATGCGGAAGCTTCTGAACAAGAAGGCCGGCTCAACTATTGCATATAATTTAAATGAGAAGAACCCGACAGATGTTGATGATTGGATCCCGACCGGCTCTCGCTGGTTGGATTCCATTATCTGCAGAGGTAAGGTATCCGGTATACCGATCGGAAAGATCTCGGAGGTCGCCGGCCTTGAGAGCACGGGGAAGTCTTACATGGCAGCCCAGATCGCAGCGAACGCACAGAGAAAAGGGTTCAGTGTCGTCTATTTTGATTCCGAGTCCGCTCTGGATTCGACTTTCCTTGAGAGGGCTGGGTGCAACGTTGACGAGGTACTCTATGTTCAGGCAGTTGATGTAGAATCTGTTTTGGAATACATTGAGGAGCTCCTTGGAACTGGAAATCAGTTTCTGTTCATCTGGGACAGCCTTGCGTTTACCCCTTCGAGAACGGACCTTGAGGGAGATTATAACCCGCTGTCTTCGATGGCAGTAAAGCCCAGGATTCTCTCGAAAGGTCTTTCCAAACTAGTGCAACCTATTGCGAACAACAGATCCTCTCTATTAATTCTTAACCAACTTAAGACTAACATCACGAGGAATATGGGTGAAGCACTTACGACTCCCTACTTTACTCCGGGTGGGAAGGCTTTGAGCTATGCATATTCGCTGAGAATTTGGCTCACTGGGCGTAAATCAAAAGCCAGTTTTCTAACAGACGAGAATGGGTTTAGAGTAGGTTCAGAGGTTAAGGCTAAGATCGAAAAGTCCAGATTCGGAACGCAGGGTCGTGAATGCACGTTCAAGATCATGTGGGGATCCGATGAGATTAAAATTTGTGACGAAGAAAGTTGGTTCGATGCAATTAAAACGTCTGAGAATCTCACTAATGCAGGCGCCTGGTTCACTCTCAACTTCGAAGAGGGCGAGAACGTAAAGTTCCAAAAGGCGGCCTGGATGGAAAAGATGCAGGTCGGACGTTTTCGAGATCGCGTCATAGAGATTATGGATCAGGAGATCGTACGCAAGTTTGAAGATCGCACTGGCAAGGCTGACGATTTTTATGATATTGACGGCGATGAGGTTGTTGAGAAAACGGCAAAGTAAGTTATTGACTTTTTGTAGTTATCTGGTATAATACTGGTATGGATGCTTCGAATAAAACTCAAAACTACCTCACTTTGGCGAAACGTGTGGCTCAGCAGAGCCAACACGATACCTTTAAGCACGGAGCTGTACTAGTGAGGGGCGGCTCAATAATAAACACTTCTTACAACAAAGCACAACACAAGAAGTTTGGTAATAGATTCCGGAATACTAAGACGTGCGGCCATGCGACGCATCATGCGGAACTAGGTGTCATCCTAGGTCTGGACAGGAAGGTCACCACAGGGTCAACGGTCTATGTGGTGAGAGTGAACCGAGAAGGAGAGTACAGGAATTCCAGACCTTGCCAAATGTGCCAAAATGTATTGAAATTCTGTGGCATCAAGAGGGTTGTTTACACAACTGGAGGAAATTCTGTTACCAAAATCAAACTATAGTAGAGATAAGGCGTCTAGCGACATAATTACAATTGGAGGCCTCATGGATGAAAGAAGACCAAAAAAGGGCCCTACCCTTTTTGAGAAGAGTGTATTTATCCAGAAGAGAATTGAGGCAAATCCTTGAATTTTTATCCGAGAACTTCACCGAAGAAGACATGAACAGCAAACCGTGGAAGAAAATGCTATATCAGAAAATTTCTAAACACTATCAAAAGTCCAGGAAAGGCTCTGGCGAAAAAGAAGATGAATGAGCAAACGACTATTAGTAATTGACGCACTGAACGCCTTTATTAGACATTATGTTGTTAATCCAAGCTTGTCCTCTAACGGACAACCAATCGGAGGGATCAAGGGCTTTTTAGGGTCGCTTAATAAATATTCCAACGACATCAGGCCTGATGAAATTGTGATTTGTTGGGATGGGAAGGGCGGCTCGAAGAAAAGAAAGGCGGCTAACAAAAACTATAAAGAAGGCCGCAGCCCCATCCGCCTCAATCGAGATATACGCAATCTGTCGGAGAACGAGGAAGTCGCTAACAAGATATGGCAGCAAACTAGATTATTCGAATACTTGAATGAAATGCCGTTGGTGCAGCTAGTATCGGACGGCGTGGAAGCGGATGATGTTATCTCATACATAACTCAACATCCCAATTATGAAGGGTGGCAAAAAATAATCATAAGCTCAGACAAAGACTTCATCCAGTTGTTAGACAGTGAAACAGTCTTGTTGAGGCCAATCCAGAAAGAGATTCTTAATATTGGTAGGGTGCTAGAAAAGTACAGCATCCATCCAAACAATTTTGCCATGGCCCGGGCGATAAGTGGAGACTCCAGCGATAACCTAGCCGGCGTCGGCAGGGTGGGGATTACTACAGTAGCGAAGAGGTTGCCCTTCCTTTCTGAGGAAAAGAGTTACATGGTCGAGGATATTGTTGAATTTTGTGAGAATGTTGACAGAAAGTTGGCTGCCCATAATAATATAATTGCCGGTGAGGATATAATAAGAGAAAATTATAAACTTATGCAGTTGTATTCACCGTCTATGGCGATACAGGCAAAGAACAAGATCAACAACGTAATACAGCAGTTTGAACCAGAGCTCAACAAGACCCGTGTTCGAACCATGTTTGTGGAGGATGGGATCGGAGAGATTTCACTGAACTCATTATTCCAAAACTATCAAAGGATCATATCAGACTACAATGTCGAAGAAAAAGAAAAAGAAAAGTAGCCCTAAGAAGATCGATCTACACGGCGTAAAGCACGAAGACGTGCGTTCGGTATGTATAGAGTTCATTGAGGACAACTGGGATTTGGATGATGAAGTGCAGTTCATAACTGGGTACTCTGGAGAAATGAAAGCAATCGTAATCGACCTGCTGGAAGAATACGAGTTAAACTTTCAGATAGGGGATGGCTTCAATAGTGGGTTTATTATTAGTTGGCTATGACTGAGGGGTGTCCAGTGTGCCCAAACAGAGTACGGGCCGACAAGGCTGAATTGGCCGTAGTCGAGCTGCGCACTCAGCATCGACGGACGAAGATAAGAACAATATTGTTTGGCGTTCTTTTTTTTGTATTAGAATCTGCGCTATTTGGCGGAGTCCTGTGGCTCGAAAAAGAATCGGATTACCGCGGGCAATTAGTTTGTCGCGAACTCGTAGAGGTAGAGAGGACCATATATTTCAAAGGAAAGTGTTACCTACCAGAAAATGATGGAAATCTGAGTTTCTTAGTTGACTTGGATAAATTGGATAATTGACAAATTAGTGTTAACATATCTTGATAAAGTGATAAAATAATTGATGTTATTGGCAAATAAGGAAGTGACTGTGATAAAGAATATGATTATGATTAGTTTGGCGTTCGTAAACGTCGCTCACGCCGACGAGGAGGGCGAGTGCGCCGGAGGCCTGTGTGGAACCCCGGAGGAATCCGGAGGGGGTGGAGGAGGCGGAGGAAGCGTTCTAATCGCTAATACTGATCAGGGCGACACTCAGCAGTTTGCTGACGACTTTGATGAGGACGGGATGGAGGATGATTTCGATAACTGCCCATGGGCCGCCAACCCGGATCAGATGGATGTAGACTCGGATGGTTGGGGCGACGCATGCGACACTTGCCGTACCAGTTGGAACCCAAATCAATTTGATAGAGACGCCGACGGCCTAGGAGATTCTTGTGACGAGGATCTGGATGGAGATTCGGTGAACAATTCTGACGATAACTGTTCAGATGTTGCCAACCCTAGCCAGGTAGATACTGATGGTGATGGGTGGGGAGACGTGTGTGATTCGGACGATGACAACGACGGAGTCCTCGATGTGACTGACGAATGCCCCCTATTGCATAGGCGCGACTACACCAAGAATATGCAGTGTGTAACGGACCGCGATGGAGATAGAGTTCATGATCATGTAGACAACTGTATCACAGTCTACAATTTTCATCAGATCGATT